TGCGCCAATATCAAGTGCCATGCAAACATTGTGCCAAATCTCAAGTTCTGAAGTGGACAAACGTCGTCTGGCGAGACAACAACGCTGATACAGCGGGTTACGCATGTGAGCATTGCGGAGTCGTCTGGTCTGATTCTGATCGTGCATACGGGATTGCGCACGGTTACTGGGAGGCACAGTCTGATTTCAAGGGCGTCGCTGGCTTTGCAATCAATGGTTTGTGCTCACCTTGGACGCCTCTATCAGATGGGGTTAGGGACTTCATTAACGTGCGTAGAAACCCGCAACAGCTTCGTGTGTGGACAAACACCTATCTTGGCGAAACATGGGAAGACGAAGGTGAAACAATTGATGAGTATTCACTGTTCGAACGTCGCGAAGACTTTGGCGGTAAAGTGCCAGAAGAAGTTGCTTTCATTACATGCGGAACGGACGTGCAGGATGATCGATTGGAGTTGAGTCTGATCGGCTGGTCAACAGATGATGAATCGTTTGTGTTGGATCACAAGATTCTGTATGGCGACCCATCGACACCTCAACTATGGAACAACCTCGCATCGATTTTGTTCAGCTCATGGGAAACGCATGACGGCAGAGAGCTGCCGATCAGAGCGACATGCATTGACTCTGGCGGACACCATACGCAGGCTGTCTACAACTTTTGTAAGAAACATGCAGCGCATCGTGTCTTCGCAATCAAGGGGATTGGCGGCGAGATTGGATCAAAGCCGATTGCCGGTCGCCCAAGCAAAAACAACTCAGGCAAGTGTCCATTGTTCCCGATTGGCGTAGATACAGCGAAAGATTTACTGTTCAGTCGCTTCCGCATCACAGAGGAGGGTGCGGGCTATATTCACTTCTCAGAGCACCTTCCTGACGAGTATTTTAGGCAACTGACAGCAGAAAAGATTGTCACGCGCTTTCATAAGGGGTATAGCAAGCGAACTTTTGTTAAGATACGTCCCAGAAACGAAGGTTTGGACTGTATGGTCTATGCATTGGCGGCGTACAATATCTTAGGCGTGAATGTCAACGCGATTATGGCTAAAATAGAGGAGCGTCGGCAGACGGTTGAAGAAGTGGTAGATCAACCAGAGCCATTAACGCGAGTCAGACGGCCTGGTAGGGGCAGTCGCCCAGGTGGGTTCGTAAATAATTGGAGATAGCGAATGGCAAATGCTTTTGATGCCGCAAACGCACCTGAAGGCGAACCGTCTGAAGTCGTTGTAGGCGATTTTATTCAGTTTAAGCGGTCTGATCTGGTCGCGGATTATCCCCCATCAGAGTACACAGCAACATATATCGCTCGCATTACTGGCGGTGGAGCCAGCGAGATTCAGCTTGCCGGTACAAATTACAATTCTGGCGAAGCGTATCTTTTCACTGTGGCATCAACAGAATCGGCTAATTTCAATCCTGGTTACTATCATTGGCAGCTTGAGATCGTCAGAAATTCAGACAGCAACCGAGTTGTTGTTGATCGTGGCGCATTTACCGCGATTGTTGACCTAGATGTTAATAACTCCGATCCACGCACACATGATGAGATCATGTTGACCAAGATTCAGACGATCTTAGAAGGTCGAGCTGATGGCGATGTTGAGAGTTATTCGATTCAGGGACGTTCACTCACAAAGATTCCAATCAAGGAGTTGATGGAGTGGGAGCGCCATTACCGGCAGCGTGTAGAGCGTCAGAAGAAGAAAGAGGATATCCGGTTAGGCCGTAAAACGGATAGCACGATTAAGGTGAGGTTCAGTTAATGGGCATGTTAGATTTTTTCCGCAAGTCAAAGCCCGTTAGCAAGCGTCGTTATGACGCGGCATCGGTCGGGCGTCTGTTCTCAGACTTCAAGCCATTCCAGAAGTCAGCGGATGCAAACATTCGCCATGACCTTCTGACAATTCGCAATCGAGCGCGTGATCTTTCTCGCAACAACGAATACGCCAAGCGTTATCTTCGCTTACTGCGTCAGAACGTCGTGGGCGAACGTGGCGCTACATTGCAAGTCAAGGCGCTCGGTTTAGACAACCGTCTGGACGTGGCGGGGAATGACATCATCGAGACAGCATTTCGTGATTGGACTCGCAAGCAAAACTGTACAGTGACCGGCACGATGACATTCATCGATTGCCAGAATCTCTTTATCGAGTCCTTGGCGCGCGATGGTGAAGTTCTAATCCGCAAGGTGCGTACTCGTACTGAGCATGGATTCGCCATTCAGTTTCTTGAACCAGATCATCTTGACGAGAAGAAGAATGAGCGCCTACCCAATGGCAACTTTATTCGGATGGGTGTTGAGTACGATAAGTTCCGTCGCCCGATCGCATATCATCTTCTGACTGAGCATCCTGGCGACATTGAATATGCGTCTGCGACACGTCGCACCGAGCGCGTACCGGCGGACAATATCCTACACATCTATGATCCTGATCGTGCCGAGCAGTCTCGCGGAGTGCCTTGGTTTGCAACTGCGTTGTCTGCATTGAAGATGCTTCATGGTTACCGAGAGGCTGAGTTGGTTGCTGCGCGTACATCAGCGAGCAAGATGGGTTTCTTTACGTCACCAACTGGCGATGGATTTACTGCTGATGATCTGGAAGATTCGATCGTGCCAATCATGGAAGCAGAGCCAGGAACATTCCATCAGTTGCCGCAAGGAGTCAACTTCACACCTTGGGACCCTGCACACCCAACCACTGCATTTGGCGACTTTGAGAAGTCAGTGCTTCGTGGTATCGCAGCGGGGCTTGGCGTTTCATATCACTCGCTGGCGAACGATCTGACACAAACGAGCTACTCATCAATCCGCCAAGGAGCGATCGAGGATCGTGAGTTTTATAAGCAGATGCAGCGGTTCATGATTGATCACTTCATCATGCCGATCTACGAGGAGTGGCTGAACTCAGCAATGACTTATGGCAAGGTGCAGATTCCGCTTCGTCGGTTTGACAAGTTCTTCAATGCATCAATGTTCCAGCCACGCGGATTCTCATGGATTGATCCGCAGAAGGAGATCAACGCACACGTGACTGCGCTTCAGAATGGCTTGATTTCGATGCAGGATGTTCAGAACAACTATGGACGCGATGTTGATGAGACATTCGCTCAGATCGCTCGCGACAAGCAGTTGGCTGAACAGTATGGATTGAAGATCGCATTTGAACCGTTTGGCGCGAATACCAACGCAGTCGATCCAGATATCACAGGAGAAGACGATGAGTTACAAGCCGACTGAAGGCATGGTTGAAGAAGCTGAACGCGGTCTTGAGTGGCGCAGAGAGTTTGGTCGTGGCGGAACGGAAGTTGGCATCGCTCGTGCTCGTGACATTTCTGGCGGCAAGAATCTTAGCGAAGATACCGTAAAGCGCATGTTTTCATTCTTCAGCCGTCATGAAGTTGATAAGGAGGCTGAAGGCTTCCGTCCTGGCGAAGATGGCTATCCATCAAACGGTCGGATCGCTTGGGCTTTATGGGGCGGAGACGCAGGATTCTCTTGGTCACGTCAAATCACAGACCGGCTAAAGGCCGAGGAAGAGCGTATGGAAGAGCGTAACGATGCTGAGATATCTGACGCAGTTGAGAAGAATCTGCGTAAACAGGTTGAAGAGCACAACGAAGATGTCGGCAACGCCGAATCAAAGCGCACCAACTATCGCACATTGGCGGCAGTATTCCGTCGTGGCGTTGGCGCTTATTACACCAATCCAGAGTCTGTTCGTCCTACGGTGAAGTCACCTGAGCAGTGGGCTTATGCGCGCGTATCGTCATATCGCTATGCGCTTCGCAATGGCAAGTTTCGCAGTGGGAAGCATGACACGGATCTATTACCGGCGGGACATCCAATGTCTAGTAAGGAAAGATCAATGGAAGAGATGCGACCATATCCGAATGAGCATGCTGCTCGGATCAATGATCCGGCAAAGTATGATGAGTTCCGTCGTGAGAATGATGCTGGCGGAGCCGGTGTAGACTTTATCTACGGCATCTTTACTGAAAACGAAGAGCGCAAATCAGAGCTTCAGGCTATCCGATTTGACAAGGATCAGTATACAATGGAGCAAGCACGGGCTTGGTTGGATGAAAACAACTTCAGTCCGATTGAATTTGAAGAGGCTACAGGTGAGCGTATGGACAAGCGACATATTGTTTCTATCACAGAGACAGATGACTCGTTCCTGATCGAGCTTGGCAAGAGCGAGATGTATGAGGGCGTCAACCTGATGCCTGAGCAAATCGAAGAAGCGGAAGGTGAAGAAGAGACTTCCGCGATGCCAGAGATGGAAACAGAGCGTCTAATGAAGAGCGAGAAGCTAACTCGCGCACAGAACATGGAAGCCGAAGATGTTGATGATCGGCGTGTGCGGATGTCAATTTCTTCTGAGGCGGCTGTAGAGCGGTCGTTTGGCGATGAAGTTTTAGACCATGGCGAAGGGTCGATTGATTTGTCATTCCTTCGCTCTGGCAATGCGCCACTGCTTTTGGATCATGATCCAGAGAAGCAGATTGGCATTATCGAATCTGTCGAACTCGACGGCTCGGCACGGCGACTCCGTGCGACGGTGCGTTTTGCAACAAATGCACTTGCCGACGAGGTATATACAGATGTCAAAGATGGTATCCGTAAGAATGTATCTATCGGCTATCGGATTGACAAAATGGTTCGTGATGATGATAACCCTACGGTTTATCGCGCAACATCATGGCGACCAATGGAGGCCAGTATTGTTGCCTTGCCAGCCGACGTGACTGTTGGGGTTGGGCGCAGCATTGAATCCACCGAAGAACCTAAAGTTGAAACAGTTTCCATTACGGAGGTACGGACAATGGAACAGCAAAACGAACAGGTCCGCGATGACAATGTTGCGGCCTACAAAGAAGTGAGCGAGATCTTAGATATCGCTGCGAAGCACAACCAACGCGCCTTGGCTGACGAGTGTATCCGTAAGGGATATAGCCTCGCTGAGTTCCGTGGCATGTTGCTTGAGAAGTTGGCGGACAAGCCACTTGAGCTTAACGACGTTGACATGACTCCAAAGGAAGAGCGCAAGTATTCTTTGATGCGCGCTATCCGTGGCGTTGCAACTGGTAAGTTCGATGGTCTTGAGCGTGAAGTATCAGACGAGCTTTCTCGTGTACACGGTAAAGACGCGCGTGGTTTCTATGTACCACACAGCATCTTCAAGCGTGACATCCTGACTTCTTCACCAGCTAACGGATCAAACTTGGTCCCTGAAGATCACCTGGCTGATGAGTTCATCGATGCGCTTCGTGCGAATCTCGTGATCTCTGGATTGGGTGCTCGCATGATGTCTGGACTGAAGGGTGACGTTGCAATCCCTGCATTGAATGCAAAGACTTCTGTCGCATTCGTTGCTGAGAACAACGCTCCATCTGAAGGTGCTCCAACATTCCGTCAGGTAACTATGACTCCTAAGACTTGCGTATCTTATGTAGATATCTCTCGCAAGTTGATGATGCAGTCTGATCCATCAGTTGAGCAGATCTTGCGTCAGGACATGACTCAGCAGTTCGCTTCTAAGATCGACGAAGTTGCGATCGAAGGCGGCGGCGCGAATGAGCCATCAGGTATCCTTCAGACTAACGGCATCGGTTCTGTTGCCATTGGTACAAACGGTGGCGCGATCACTTACGCTTCTCTGGTTGATCTAGAGCGCGAAGTAGCGATCGACAACGCCTTGGCAGGAAACCTAAACTACTTGACCAACCCGAAGGTTGTCGCAGAAATGCGTCAAACTCCACGTCAGACTTCAGGTGTTGAAGGCAACTTCATCCTGAACGATAGCAACACAGTATTGGGCTACAACGTAGCATCAACTACTTTAGTGCCATCTGACCTGACTAAGGGTACTTCATCTGGCGTGTGTTCAGCGGTTGTCTTCGGCAACTTCGCTGACCTCATGATCGGCATGTTCGGCGGATTGGATATCCTCGTTGATCCTTACACTGGTTCTTCAACTGGTGCTACTCGGATCGCGATGTACCAAGACATCGACGTGGCAGTTCGTCACGCAGAGTCGTTCGCGGCAATCCAGGACGTTACTACGACCTGATAAAAAGGAGGGGGGCTTCGGCCCCCTTTTTTTATGTCTGATATTGAAGCTAAATGGCAATCAGATTCACAAACCCTTCCACTTGATTCTCGTCATCGTGACATATATTTGTTGCTGCACAGGCGAAGCAAAGAGCGTATCAACAGATATCCAAACCTTGTTAGCCCAACGACTTACAACGACTACATCAACTGGTGCAAACTGTTCGATCAGCGCGAAGAGGCTATCGTAGCCTGTGACAAAGCCAGATTGCGCGAATACGCATCCACATTCGGATTGCAAGATCATGTATTCAAGCAGCAGTTCGTGACATCTGACCTAGAGTCTATTGACAGAAACCAGATCAAGTATCCGTGCGTCATAAAGTGTAATCACGATTCTGGCTCTGCTAGATTTATCAACAGGCCATCTGAGATAAATGGTGTGGTCGCTCACTTCAAGGACCGTATGCAAAGAAAGTACGGCATCATTGGCGGTGAATGGCAGTACAGCATGATGAAGCCAAAGATTGTCATCGAGCGCAATTACAACCCAACAGGACAGCCTTTGGCTGATTACAAGTTTCACTGCGTGTCTGGAAAGGCGATATTCTGCCAACACATTACTGATCGTGGCGAAAATACCAAGGAGATCAATGTCGATCTAAATGGGCAAGATCTTGGCTTTCTGTTCGACGAGATGTTTAAGAAAAGCAATACATTCGACAAACCAGTTCAATATGATGACATGATCGACATAGCAAATTTGCTATCTTCTCCATTCAAGTATGCTCGAATTGATCTTTACTTGGTCGATAATTCCATATTTATAGGTGAAGTTACTTTACACCCGCGAGGCGGATACTATACTGGTCAAGGTCAAGTTGAAGTCGGCAAGATGATGAAATTTGACAGCCAATCATACATGGAGCCGATCTGGAGCATTTGATTCATCTATGCAACGCATTGAGACATATAAGGATACGCATAAAGGACAAACGTGCGCTGTTCTATGCGGTGGACCATCACTTCCTCTGGACTTACGCAATCTACCCGAAGAAATGGATGTCCTGATTGGCGTAAATCAACACAGCCTGATTCTTCCATGCGACTACATTGTCTTCAGTGATCGTCACATGTGGCCTTTGATTGAATCTATCAAGGACTGCAAATATATTACTCATCTCAATAAGTTTGATACCAACAGAACAATTCACGCTGGCATCTGGCCGCCAATGGGGTATTCAGGTCAGCGCGCTATTTACGCAGCAGACTACATGGGCTT